TATTTCTATAGAGAAACTTTTTATTGCTAGGTATACATGATTATATTGAAACCTTACAGCAGTAAGGGTTAGAGGCTATTTTAGGTATACATTTTGGTCTACATTATCGAGGTGATCAAGTGTCAGAACAAAAAATTCAAAACGAAATAATCTTAGCAATCAATCAACGTGGCCATAGACTTTGGAGAGCGAATGCTGGAAAAGTACAGACGAAAGATAACAGAATAATCAAATTACTTCCTAAAGGCTTTCCCGATACATTCGGTTATCGTAAATCGGATGGAAAGTTTATAGCAATCGAAGTAAAGACAGAAAGTGGACGATTACGACCTGAACAAAAGAAATTTAAAGCATTTGCAGAAACACAAAACATTTTATATGGCGTAGCAAGAAGTGTGGAAGAAGCAATCGAAATTGTGGAAGGTACGCAGAAATTGTAAAGGAGAAGATGAAGAATGGCAAAAATTAAAGTTGAAAAGAACATGAATTTATTAGAATTGATTGATTGGGCTTGGAAGAATGGTGTTAAAGAAAAAGCGTTTTATAGCAATATCGACGGAGGTTCTTTGTATTTTGACATGGCACAAACAGTGTCGATAGAGCATTTAATCACTAAAGATGAAACTTTCACAGTAGAAGTTGAAAAAGAAATTACGGAAGAAACAAAAATTCCAGAAATGCTTGAGATATTTCAAGATAATTATGGAAATCAATGGTTTGGGAATTCTATTGAACAAGTAAAAGATGACCTTAGTAGAGAATTCTGGTTGAAAGACGGAGATACAATGACACTCATCTGGAAAGATGGCGAATTGGTAGGTGATGAGTAATGGATAAAAAAACTAGAATAAATGAAGCATATGAGAAATTAGAAAAAGAAGGTCTTAACTTCAAAGAAGATAAAGCAATTTTCAGACTTAAAGATGGGACTATGGAAATTTATTTTGATGAAGAAGAAACAATAAAAACAGAATTTCACGATATGAACGTTTTTGTATCTGATGAATTAAAAGACATAGACACTTTCGAAGTATTGAAAAATTTGTTTTAGGAGTGATGAGTAATGGCAACAGTCAAAGCTGAAGTGTTAATAAGAGGCACGATTGAATTACCAGCAACTAAAGAAACAGATGAAGAAATGGAATACAGAATCGAGCAAGCAAAGAAAAGTCCAGAAGAAATTTTCGACGATATCGACATTAAAGGTGTAGATTTTCGTTATGAGCATTGGAAGTGATCGTATGTACGATAGATATAAAAATATTCCAGATGTGTATATCGGTGGTAAAAAATATCGACTATGTGACGTATATAAGTATTTTGATGTTGGAGATGCAACTGTTCGTAAAAGATACTACAAGCAAAAATTAAGAGGTTGGGAACTTGTCTATGGTAAAGGCAAGGTTCCCGTTGAAATTGAACAAGGTAAGGGGATAAGCAGATGAGAATTAGTGAATTAAAGAGAAATGATGTAATAATGATGTGCTGTTGTAAAGTTTATTCTTTAGCAATAGTCGATGAAACTGGCGGAACTAATAAAAAGAATGGCATTTATTTTTGGGCAATAGTTGAATTAGAAGATGGTAGAAAAATTGAGATAGATGATAGTTGGGGGTTTATGAAAGTAAATGAGCCTTTCACTCGTAAGGTGGATATGCAAGAAGAACAAGACATGGTACACGAGCCACCTCATTATCAGTTCGGTAAGTTCTCAGCACGAATGATTATCGAATTAGTAGGCAAGACGTACAAATCAGCGTCAGTATTCTATCACGTAGGCAATGCACTCAAATACTTAATGAGAGCGCCTAGAAAGAATGGTTTAGAAGATTTAAAGAAAGCTAAGCAAAGTGTTGAATTTGCGATTGAAACATGGGAGGCAGAAGAAAATGGCATATGATGTAGATTTTTGGTATATCTCACAAAACGCTTGTGAAATAACTTCAACATTCACTCCGTTTTCTGAAGATGAAGAAGAAAGTATTTATATGGATAACGAAGATTTCTTTGCGATGGTCGATCAATTTAGTGATGCCAATTTGATGTATGAAGCTTGGAGAATATTAAGAAGTCAATTAGAAGGAGAAAGTAAACAAAAAATGTTGGAAATCGAAAACAATTTAGGAATTGATGTTGATAAAGAATTAGAAAATATGTATGAAAGATCAATGGAATGATAAGGAGGACTAATTATGGTGTACATGTACGAGCCATTCACTCACACAGTAACCAAAACTGACTTATCTCATCTACACAACATTACAGGTATTCCACACAACACACTATGGTATCAAAGTAAACATGGTATCTATAACGATAAGTTGAGATGTTTCTTTTCAGATACGCTACCTAGATTTAAGAAGAAACAAGAGTTTAATGAAAGAGTTGTAACAAAAGACGAAATTTGGAAATACAGTGATAAATATGATCTGTATGTTAGCAACTTAGGAAGAATGAAAACGCCGAATGGTAAATATAAGTTCGGTAATGGTTGTAAAGGTGTAATCACAGTAATTTATAAGAACAATAAATATCGTGCAGCAGATATTGTGTATGAAACGTTTATCGGTGGTTTAAAGACAGGTTATCATGCCTACCCTAGAGATAGTAGATATAACAATCTTGTAGCAGATAACCTATTCCCTTCCACCATTGCTAAGTACAGATTATATCGGAGAAATACAGGGCGTTCTAAACCACTTTACCTAGTGGATAGCAACAATGAGATTGTAGAGGAGTTTGCTAGTACGGTAGAGGCACAAAGTGTATTGTTCGTTGACCGACGACATATTGCAAGAAGATGCAACAGCAAATGTGTAAGTGACGGACTAATGTATGTGTGGGCAGACGAATATGAGGAGTTAATCTCATGACCAGTATTTTTAAATTAAATGAAACAGTAAAACAGACATACAAATATCAAACAAAAGGTAAATCACCTACCGAAGTGCAGCACGAACTAAAGGCTATGGGCATTGAAGGTTTTGTTATTCGTATGACGAATGTACATGTAACAATGCGAGTGCCGAGAGAAAGTAAGGATATGAATAGGGAGTGTTTGAGATGAAACTTAAATTTAGAGCATGGGACAAAGATCACGAATATATGGAATATACAGATAAAAATTTAATAGTGAGTTTTGGGGATAACGGGAACGTAGATGTTACAGATTTATCTAATATTTATTCAACTTGTAATAGTATGCAAAATTTTGAATTAATGCTCTCAACTGGCCTAAAAGATAAAAACGGCGTTGGAATTTTTGAGGGCGATATTGTCGAATTTAAATATCCATATGATAAGCGTATAAAAACAAAAGGTGTTATTGTTCGGAACGATAATAAAGCCTGTTTTGGAATAAGTATGAAAGAAACTACTGAACAATATGAATTATATAGAATAACAGCAGAAAACTATTTAACTGTTATTGGCGACGTATATCAAAACCCAGAGTTATTGGAGGATAACTAATTGGACATTAACAATCTCTACACCTACAAAGCAACATGCACCCATGTTGTGGACGGGGATACTTTGGATATCTTACTCGATTATGGCTTTGATACCTACGCTAAACGTCGTGTACGTTTGCTAGGTGTCGATACGCCAGAAAGAGGACAGGATAAGTTTAAAGAGGCGACAGCGTTCACTAGAGAATGTGTAGAACATAAAGATATATACGTGCAGACATACAAGAGTGATGTGTTCGGTAGGTATCTTGCGAATGTGTGGTACGAGAACGGGACACGTAGTTTGAATGATGATCTAAGGGACGCAGGGCTATTGAAAGAGAATTCTAAATGGAATGAGGGATAGGAAATGGAAAATTACAGACAAATGTGGATGAGTTTAAGAAATGATTTATCTATGAGAATTAGAGAGTATAGACAAGCTGATAATATTGCTGGTTTAGATGATTATGGTTTAACTGAATTAGACGCATGGGAAGGTATTATGCAAGAAATTGAGGGGCTTGAGAGACAACTAGAAGAAAATGATCGAGCTAAAGAAAATGTATTAGAATTCGCTAAAAAGAACGGATTAGACATAGACGAATCATATCCACGTAGTGATTGGTGGAAGTTCAGAGATGAACGTGACGCTTATAAGAAACAACGAGATGAACTTACTGACGATATGGCAGAAGTGAAAAGGAAGGCAGAGGCGTGGGATAAGTTAAAAGAAGAAAAAATGAATGACTATAAACGATATAGTAAAAAGTTAGAGGAAGCATGGGGCTTTGATTATATAACTAGACCGATTGAAAATTATTTAGGCGAAATGGAAATAATATTAAAACGCATGGACGAACTAGACGGGACACACGAGTTTCAAAACTTATTAAGTGATTTGGAGGAACAATAAATGAACACATTAGAATTCAAAAAGTTATCAAAAGACGCAACTACACCAGAACGTGGACGTTTAGATGCAGGGTATGACATCTTCGCAGCAGAAACAGTAATACTTGAACCACAAGAGAAAGCAAAGATTAGAACAGATATCGCTGTGAACATTCCAGAGGGGTATGTAGGGCTATTAACATCAAGAAGTAGTGTAAGTAGTAAAACGCATTTAGTGATTGAAACAGGCAAGATAGACGCAGGGTTTCAAGGTAATATGAAGATTAATATTAAGAATGATATTGAATTATTAAATACAGACGAATATATCTTTAAAGATATAAAAGATGAAATGATTGAATACAAAAGCTATAACGAACCATTAGATGAGCGAAGTTCCAACCCACTAGAAAACTTTAAAGTAAGAAACACTAACTATGTTATCAAAAAATTCGACAAACTCGCACAACTCGTTATCGTACCTATTTGGACACCAGAGTTAAAAGAAGTAGAGGAGTTTAGTTATGTGTCAGAGAGAGGGACAGACGGGTTTGGATCAACAGGATACTAAGGACATAGTAGCAGAGATTAAAAGAATACTTCGCAAAGAGTAGTGAGAAGTAACGAGAAGTAAAACGGAGTAACGAGGAGTAGATAAAGTGAGTAATTTTATCGGAAGTTTCAACATGCCTAAACAACAATTAAAAGAATTGTCTGATGCAAAATTGGCTATGCACTTTACGTATATGGAAGAACGATTTAAGCAATTAAATAAAATGAAGTTTGATTGTTTATTACCACTTGATAAAGATAGTTCAGAGATATTGGAAATACCTCATAAAACTCAGAAAGAATTTAAAAATATATTCAGACAAGTTATGAAAGATAAAATCGGAGAGGCGCATGCTGAATTTGTAAAACGTAACATTGGAACATACGAAACTAATGTAAAAGAGGTGCTTGGGAAGTGAAACAATTCCTAATCAGAGAATTCACAGATAGCACAGGTTATGTGCATGTCAATGTAGAACAACCTAGAGAGAATGAACGTATGACGTTGGTTGAGGCAGAGAGCAAGGAAGAAGCGAAAGAGAAACATAAGAAAATCACAGGATTAAGTGAATGTCCTAATTGCAAAATGCTAGGCGGAAACCTAATGGCCAAAGATTATAACAGTCCAATCGAATATATGAGATGTAATCATTGTGGGCATAACTATCATAGATTAGGAGGTAAGTATGATGTTTAAACGCATATTAAAGATTTGGTTTACCATCGCTATGTACGAGTTAGGGAAGTATCTCACTAATGTAGTTATTGATTACTACAAATATAAGCAAGATGAGGTGGAACAAGCGCCACAAGATTTTAATGAGTATGATCATACCCATTTGAACGATGAGGTGAGTGAATGATGGAATGGCCACTATTAATTGCGATAGCTATTTTGTCTATAATGTGGGCAATATCAACGTATAAATGGGTAAGGGCAGAACAGAAAGCGAAAAGATATTATGACATCATGATAAAAACGTGGAATGAGAATACACGGATAAATAATCAATTGCGTAACAATCGAAAGACAGACTTGATAGATGATAGGACGCGCATACAAAGAAAGTCAGTTGAAATGGAAGATAAAGATAATAAACGCAGCTTAGGAAAATACGTGGTTGAGTTAAAAGACGAAGTATATTTAGCAAAAAAACATATAAATTCTTATAGAGACACATATATTATAACTGATAATGTATTTGAAGCTTTATCGTATAAAAATTTAGGATCAGCTAAAGAAGATGCGCGTATTTTGGGTGGGAAAGTATTACAACACAAACCTAATTTAGAGGTGGTTGAATGACTTGGTGGATAGTATTAATACCTATTGTATACCTAGTATGGATATGTATAAAGAGTAAGGGGGAACATAAGTGATAACGATTGAACGTCATGATATTAGAAAGTTAGAAGAATATATTCAACATGTAGAACGTTATCGTAAGGAATTAAAGGTTTGTGAGTATGAATTGCTAGAAAATCATGAACCAGAGAACGTAGGCGCTGGGAAAAGCAATCTACCCGGTAACCCAATTGAACGTCAGACGATTAAGAAGTTAAGTAACAAACGATATGTAATGTTAAGTAATATTGTTAATGGCGTTGATAAGTTAGTAGAAGAAGCAGACGAAGATACACTCGACATGATTAACAAACGATACTGGGAATGTCCTATTGGTTGTTATGAGTGGGAAGACTTAGCAGAATACTTTGGAACAAGTAAATCAAGTATATTGAGAAGACGCAATGCAATGATTAATAAGTTAGCTGAATTAATTGGTTATGTGTAATTGGACTTGAGAGGTATATAAGTTCGCTTCAAAAGGCGCTATCATGATAGTGTAAGTTCTATCAGGTGACTTACATGTAATGATTTGATTCTTTGCTGAACAATTCAAAAACATACTCCTTTCTAAAATGTTAGTTTTTCATTTACTCATCCCTAAAAGGTAAATGATATAACCTATCTGAGAGAACACTCAGGTAGGTTTTTTGTCGTATAAAAAATAAATAAAGTGAATAACGTGAGAGTTGGTGATATATGAGATGACAAAAATGCAAAATAATGCAACATTTGGGGCGTATTTGGAATTGACAAAAAAACAACAAGAGTACATACGCCTCAAGAATGAAACAGATTTAAATGAAGGTGAAATTGCTACTGAAATTGACGTTAACCGTTCTACTATCTCACGCTGGAAGAACAACGATAAATTTAGAGAAGGCTTTAAAGGTTATCAAGTAGAATATTTATCTAATCAAGTACCTAAAGCATTACAGACAATGATTAATCTGTTAGATGCTAAAAGTGAATTAGTTAGATTTCAAGCATCAAAAGATATATTAGATCGTTCAGGTTATACTCCGATAGACAAACAAGAATTAGAAGTAACTACCCCTACAATTATCAATAATATTCCATTAGAGGATTAATTATGGAAATACAATTAGATAAAATTGTTGGCGGAGGATATAACCGATTCTTTAATAATAAAAACTTTTACAGAGTGGTAAAAGGCTCTAGGGGTAGCAAAAAGAGTAAGACAACTGCACTAAACTTTATATACAGACTAATGGAGTATGAGTGGGCTAATTTGCTTGTAGTCAGACGTTTCAGTAATACAAATAAACAATCAACATATACAGACTTGAAGTGGGCTACAAACCAATTAGGTGTAGCTCACTTATTTAAGTTTAACGAGAGTTTACCAGAGATTACTTATCAACCAACCGGACAAAAGATTCTGTTTCGTGGTTTAGATGATCCTTTGAAGATTACATCAATCACAGTTGATACCGGAATATTATGTTGGGCATGGTTTGAAGAAGCCTATCAGATAGAAACGTTTGATAAATTTAGTACCGTTGTTGAATCTATTCGTGGTAGCGTTAATAGTCCTGATTTCTTCAAACAGGTTACAGTTACATTCAACCCTTGGAGTGAACGTCATTGGCTTAAACCTACATTTTTTGATGAAGATACTAGGCTAAACAATACATTTTCATATACAACGACTTATCGAGTAAATGAATGGCTTGATGATGTCGATATTGCACGTTATGAGGACTTGTATCGTACAAACCCTAGACGTGCAAGAATTGTTTGTGATGGTGAATGGGGCGTAGCTGAAGGACTTGTATTTGATAACTTCGAAGTGAAAGAGTTTGACTGGCTGAAAGTATTCAAACGGACACAAGAAAAAGCTCACGGAAGCGATTTCGGATTTACTCACGATCCGACTACATTGATTAGTACCGTTGTAGACATGAAGAACAAAGAATTATGGATATACGACGAACACTATGAAAAAGGTATGCTCACTGATGAGATATATCAAATGTATGTAGATAAAGGATATAAAGATGCGCTTATTGTTGCAGATAGTGCCGAGAAACGTTTGATTGCAGAGATTAAGCGTAAAGGTATTCCTAATATTAAACCGTCAATCAAAGGGCAAGGCTCAATAATGCAAGGTGTTCAGTTCATACAAGGTTTTAAGATATATGTGCATCCAACTTGTGTACATACAATCGAAGAATTAAACACATATACTTTTGAGCAAGATAAGGAAGGTCATTGGCTCAATAAACCGATTGACGCTAATAACCATTTGCTAGATGCACTTAGATATAGCTTAGAACGTTTCCATTTACCACATAAACAGACGAAAACAAATGTTAGGAAGAATATTAGCACAATCAAATCAATGGGATTATAAGGAGGGATAACGCTTGTTAAAAGTAAATGAATTCGAAAGAGATGCAGAGTACCGACAACATCGAGATAAGATATACAGACGTGACGCAGTAGAAACATATCGTTACGACGGTACATTAAGCGAGATACTAGGTGATTATGATTTCATTAGCGAATGCATTAGTCATCATCTAGAGGCACAAGTTCCTAGATTACAAATGCTTGACGATTACTATCAAGGACTTAACTACAATATCATGCGTAATCGTAGACGTAGAGAAAGACACTTAGCAGATAATCGTGCAGCACATGACTTTGCATCATACATCGCAGACTTTATTAATGGTTATTGTTTTGGTCATGCGATACAAGTACAAACAGAAGATGAAAGTACACAAGAGAAGATTAACGGACTACATAACCTAAATGACATTGATACACACAACCGTTCTATCGGACTAGATTTATCTATTTTTGGACGTGCTTATGAGTATGTTATTCGTAATCAAGATGATGAGGTTAGATTATACAAATCTGATCCACGTAACACATTTGTGATTTACGATAATACGATTGAACAAAACAGCTTAATTGCAGTGAGATACTGGAAAGCATCAACGAGAGAATATGACGATACAGATATTTATAACGTGGACATCATTACACCTAATGCAACCAATTTCTTCTATGCTAATAAGTCTACTAACCTATCGCTGCAAGAACGCAGACCACCAGAGCCACATTCGTTTGGTAAGGTAACAATCACAGAGTTTAGCAATAATGAAAAGCGTCGTGGAGACTTTGAGAAAGTTATTCCACTTATCGACTTATATGACAATGCACAATCAGACACAGCTAACTACATGAGTGATTTAAATGATGCAATGTTATTCATTAAAGGTAATATTGATTTTCAAGGTATGTCAGTTGAAGAGCAAAAAAAAGCAAATGTTATTCACTTATCCCCAGAAGTATATAGAGATAATGAAGAAAAGGCGACAGAGGGTAACGTAGACGCTAAGTACATTTATAAAGAATATGATGTAAATGGTGTCGAAGCCTACAAAGATAGAATTAGTCGCAACATTCATATGTTTACTAATACACCAGATATGACCGATGAAAACTTTGGTGGCAATCAGTCAGGTGAAGCTATGAAATATAAGTTGTTCGGACTAGAACAGCGTACCGCAATCAAAGAAGGTTTATTCCGAAAAGGCTTGCGTAGACGTTATAAGTTAATCGGTCAAATTATGAGCATCAATCGTGAGTTAGATAAAGATGCTATTCAAGATTTAACATTTACATTTACTCGTAATGTTCCTAAGTCAGTGAAAGATGAAATGGAAATGTACTTACAAGCTGGTGGACAAGTCAGTCAACAAACGTTGATGTCAATTGTGTCGTTCATTGATAACCCACAACAAGAAATGGAACGTATTGAAAATGAAGAAGATGCTCAATTACAAAAATCAGATGAACGAATGTACAGACAGGGTATAGACAACCAAACTGATATTAAGGAGTGATAGTCTATGTCCTACTGGGAAGATAGAGCAAAGGAAATCATTGATGAAGAAAGTAAATCAGATTACGAGATTGCTCAAGAGATACAACGTATTGTCGATGAAATGAATGAAGATATTGAAAATGAGATCAATCGTTTCTATGCAAGATATGCGATTAATGAAGGTATTTCATTTATTGAGGCTAAGAAGAAAATTGATGCAGTAGATGTTCAAATGTTCCAACAGAAAGCGAAACAGTATGTTGAGAATAAAGATTTTAGTGATAAAGCTAATGCAGAACTAAGAGCCTACAATACTAAGATGTATGTTAGTCGTGAGAAGTTACTGCAAGCGCAACTAGGACTGATTGTTACTTATGCTTATGCACAGATAGAACAATCTATGTATAACTACATGGAGAGCGCTTATTATCGTGCATTAGAGCAACAAGCAGGTATCTTAGGAGAAACGCTCCAAGTATCTATCAATGATGTTAAAACAATCATATTCACACCATTTGAAGGACATAAATGGAGTACAAGACTTTGGTCAGATATGGACGTAGTAAGACGACACGTACAAAAGACCACACGTCATGTATTACTACGTGGCAGACACCCTTATGAGTTTGTGAAAAGCTTACGCAAAGATACAGGGGCAACAAGTTACAATGCTAGAAGATTATTATTAACTGAAACTGCAAGAGTACAAACGTTAGCGTCTAAGCGTCATATGTTAGAAGAACACGGTGCAGAAGCTGAATATCAATTTGTAGCAAAAATAGATAGTAAGACTACGAAAACGTGTAGAAGTTTGAATAACGAAACATTCAAAGTAAAAGACATGGTTCCGGGAGTAAATGCTCCACCTATGCATCCGTTTTGTCGTAGTGCAGTTGTGCCATATGTAGGTAACTGGCGTGATAAATTCTTTGAAGAACGTAAAGGTAAATACAATCTAAGTAGATTTACGGAGTGATGATATGACTAAACAAGAGAAATATTTGAAAGAAATCGCTACTGAATTAAAGTTGATTCGTGAATTGTTAGAGGAATCAGATGAAATAAGAACTTTAGAAATCAAAACTGAGATAGGCTCTAAGGCTTTGGAAGAAATTGTCAATGGTGAAAATGTTAAAGCGAACCATGTATTTAAACTCTAGGAGTGATGAGATGGACTATTCAAAAAGACTAGATGACGTTATGGATGAATACTTACAAGTGTTTGCAAAAGATCCAAATGATATTTTAACTGATGATATGACAGATTACGACAAGATTAAAAAGTTAGAACAAGCCATACAATCAGGTGCTTCTGATGAATGAATTTCAAACAGCACTTATTGATGTGTTAAAAGGTATTCATTATGAATTAAAGCGTCTGAACGATACAAACCCAAGCAACCAAGCACAAGCGAAACCTAAGCAAGATAAAAAGAAATCGTTTGAACCAAAAAACTTTATTTGAGGTGGTACTCATGAGAAGTCGTATCGTGAAAATGGTGGTCTATCTATCTCGTTGGTAACATACGTTAGTTACTTGACCTAAGTAAGTCATTAAACTGCTCATAAACTATAACTAATTATAAGGGTTAAGTAACTTGTTTCTCTATCTAAATAATAATAGCGCACTAATCGGGCTTAATTGACTGATTGGGGCGCTTTTTTATGCGATAAATACGAGGGCTTAACGTTTATGAGGAGGATAAAAATGAATAAACGTGATTTTTTAAAAACTAATCTTCAATTCTTCGCAGAAGGTGGAGACGAAGCTGAACGTAATAATAATGAGCAGTCAGAAAACGATAACGCTAAAAGCGAAGAGGTAACTTATACACAAAGTGAGCTAGACGCAAAAATTAGTAAAGCTAGTGAGAAAAATAAACGAAGATTAGCAGAAGAGTACGATAAAAAACTTCAAGAAGAAATTGAACGAGTGCGACGTGAAGAACAATCTTATGCGAAGATGACACAAAAAGAAAAAGAAGAACAAGAGTTATCTAAACGCGAGAAAGCTATTGCTGAGCGTGAGAAAGCACAAGCACTTAAAGAATTGAAGTCTGATGTAGTTGATGACTTGAAAGAGCAAGAACTTCCTACATCATTTGCTGATGCACTTATCAAGATTGAAGATAACGAAGAAATTAAAGACGTTATTCGACAAATCAAAAAAGACTTTGATATTGCAGTTGGAGAAAAAGTCAAAGAAGCTACTCGTCAATCTACGCCGAACAATCAAAGTAGTAGTTTTGGCAATCAACAATCAAGTGGCAAGTCATTTGAAGAACTTGCTAATAAATATCGAATTATAAAATAACGGAGGTATTAACTTATGGCAGATGTTAAAAGACAAGAATTTAATCCAGATCACGTATTGATGCACGAAATGAGAGACGGGACGTTATCAGACGATTTTAACGAACCTATCTTATTAGATGTATTACAAAATTCGAAAGTTATGCAATTAGGTCAATATCAAGATATGAATGGTAAGTCTGAAAAAAAGTTTACTTATTGGGCAGATAAACCAGGCGCTTATTGGGTAGGAGAAGGTAGGAAAATCCAAACTACTAAACCTAGTATTGTTAGTGCTAGTATGCGTTCACACAAATTGGGTGTTATTGTCTTAGCTTCTCGAGAATTTTTAAAATATACTTACTCACAATTCTTTGAAAAAATGAAACCGCAAATTGCTGAGCAGTTCTACAAAAAGTTTGACGAAGCAGTTTTACTAAATGTTGATAATCCATTCACTCAATCAGTAGAACAATCAGTAACTACCGCTGGTAACGTTGTGAACGGTCCTATCAACTTAGAAAACGTATTAGCTTTAGAAGATGAGTTATTAGAACATGATGTAGAAGCTAATGCTTTTGTATCTAAAACTCAAAACCGTACAGCTTTACGTGGTGTTCGTGATGAAAATACTAAAGAAAGCTATTACGATCGTTCATCTAATACATTAGACGGACTACCAGTAGTTGATTTAAAATCAGATTCAATCAAAAAAGGCGACTTATATGCTGGGGACTTTAATAAAATGTTCTACGGTATTCCTTACAATATGTCTTATAAAATTTCGGAAGAAGCACAACTATCAACTATTCAAAATGAAGATGGCTCACCTGTAAATTTATATGAACAAGAATTAATTGCTTTACGTGTGACTATGGATGTTGCATTCCACATTGCAGATGATAATGCATTTGCTAAATTAACTGAAGGTGCAGCTGAAACTGTCTAATTAATCTAAGGAGGTCTGACACATGGCTTATTCATACGAAGTAGTACGACCGTTTGTTGATGCAGAGGATAACAAACCATATGAAGTAGGCGATATTTATCCTACTGATATTACAGACGAACGTATTACTCAATTACTACATGCTGATAACAAATACAATAAACAATATATTAAGTTAGTTGTTGATAGTAAGAATACAAAAGCAGAATTAATTGAAATTGCACATAAACATGGTATTGAAGTATCTGAAAGTGATACAAAAGCAGACATCTTAGACACATTGGAGGGATAACATGGCAACATTAGATAATGTTAAGCTATTACTTTCAATTAATGACAATGTTCAAGATGAACTGTTAAAAAGAATAATCGATAACACTGAAAAGCGTTTGATTAGCTTACTTCCTGTTAATATTGAAGAAGTTCCAGATAGATTGGAATACATCGTCGAAGAAGTAGCAGTCAAGCGCTTTAATCGTGTTGGCGCAGAAGGTATGACACAAGAAAGCGTAGACGGGCGTTCCAATACGTTTCAAGCAAACGACTTTGACGAATATATGGATGTAATAGATCAATATACACCACGAACAACAGGTAAACGTGGGGCAGGTATTTTCTATTGAGATATAACAAGAGAGTCGTATTTGCTAGAGAAATAAAAGGACAGTACAACCCTAAGACAAGTAAAACTGAGACATATGAAAAGCGCTATGATGCAATACCATGTAACATCAGTCCATTAAGTCCACAAAAAACAGTGGTTCAATATGGGGACATCAACAAAGACATCCATATCATACGTTTAAACGGTCGTTTTGAGCCTACTGTGACACATGCTTATATTAACGATACTAAGTATCAGATTACAAAACGAATTGACTATGAACACGATACTGCGTTCTACGTTGAGGAGGTTAAGTAATGCGTTTTAAGAGTGGTGGAGATTTAGACGACTTAATCAGAGATTTTGACAGAATGTACGATGATATTGATGATGATGTAGATGAAGTGCTGCATAACAATGCAATTGAATTTAGTGCAGATACAGTTAAAAGTGCTAAAGAAGTAATGAACAAAGGTTATTGGACTGGTAACTTAGCTAGAATGGTTGAAGATGCTAAAGAAGGACATCTTAAATACGGTATCACTTCTAAAGCAGGATATAGTGGTTTCCTTGAATACGGAACCAGATACATGGAACCAGAAACGTTTATGTTCCCAGTCTACCAAGAGTTCACGAAGAAAGTCAGAGCAGACCTCGAAAGATTAATTAACGGTTAGGAGGTATGCGATGAAACAATCAGTGAATTTACAATTGTTCAATTATCTTTATACAAGGTTTGAAGAACTTGGCGTGCCTATCATTCGCACAAGCGAACTCAATCAAGAATTACCTTATCCTTTTATTGCCATTCAATCTATTAGAGATGATATACATCGTTTAACTTTTGACACTTACAGTGGGAGTCCTACTGCAATTATCCATATATGGTGTACGGAAGATGATAAAGGTAAAAACGATGAGTTATACATTCAAGTGCAATCTATCCTACTAGATGAGATACAACTAGACGGATATACATTGACATTACCTCAAATAAGTGTGAATGAGAGTACAGAGCAAGAAACAAACCAAGTGTTATCTCATACAACTATAAGTGTAGAGTACGCAAGTCATTAAGTTGGCTTGCTTTTTTAATACAAAAATTTAGGAGGTATTCAACCTATGCCAACAAAACAAGGTACTGATGAATTAGTATTAATTCGTAAAGTCGGCGATAGAAAAGATGCTAACAAAGTAATGTTAGTTACTGAGTTAGAACGTGAAACTGAAAAAGATAGAGATACAGAAGCTACATTTGATGGCTCAGTTAACTCTGGTGGTACATTAGAGTCTACTGTAACAATTAATTGCTACATGGACCAAAAAGATACATTATGTGATGAAATTGAGGATGCTACGGAAGATGATACGCCATATGAGTTATGGGTTATCAATAAACGCGTAAGAAATGAAGATGGTAAATATAAAGCTGAGTATAGACAAGGTTACTGGAATAGTATCACTCGTACTAATGAAGCTGATGGTATTGCTGAATTCGAAACAGAGTTTGGTGTATATCTTAAAAAACAACGTGGTTATGCTACATTACCGCAAGCGATTGAAGAAAATAAAGCTGCTTATGGCTTCCACGATACTGTTGCATCTGATCCAGCAGATGATGGTTTGGCTGATAGCATTCCACAACCAACAGAAGTTGAAACTGTATAAATGTGAGGGGAATATCCCCTCTTTTTATTTGCGCAAATAAAAAAATAAGTGAGGTATTTAATTTATGGAAATTACTTACAACGGTAGAAAATTAGAATTATCTTTTGGATTTAAAGCATTAAATGCTATTGATAGAAAATTAGGTGTTGAAGCAGAACAAATGAAATTTGGAATGGGCTTACAATCTACAATTCCTTTTGTATTACAAGGAAATCCAATTACTTTAGGTGAATACATTATAGCTATGACATCACATCATAAAAAACATCCTACTGAAAATGACATTTTAGATGTTCTAGATGATATTGCTGAAAATCAAGGTTTAGTAGAATTTGCTGAAGAATTAGTGGAGACACTGGGAAAGAGACCTTCAACCCAAAGCCTAGTGCCAGACAGATTCAAACCAGCGAAGAAAGACAACAAGAAGAAATAGAAAACGAGCCTTTAACATACGAAAAGATTATCGTGCTATGCATGAGTAAACTCAAAATATATGATTTAAAACGCATAGAAATGATGACTTTAACTGAATTTAACTATCGTATGTGGGCGTATGAATACGAACAACTTGATAAAGATATGGAAATGTACAAACTTGCCTTTGCTATACGTGATGCACAAGCTGAACGTAAGAAACGTGGTGGTAAGAAAGGTGAATCTGAGTATGTATTCAAAAGTGCGAATGACATCATAGACTATGAAGAAAATATCAAGCGCTTAAATAAAGGTGAAGCCATTAAATATGGTTCAGACTCTAAAAAAGAAGTTAATGCACCATCTGATTTGCTCAAAATGATTGCAAATCATAACAATTCTTTAAGAAAGGAGTGATAACGTGGCAGAAGCGAATTATAGTATTAAAGCGCAGATTGAGGCGAATACACGTAAGTTTAAAAGCGCTATTCAATCAGCTAAGAAAGTGGCTCAAAACTTCAAGAAAACACAAGAATCAATCAAAGATACTAAATTAGATGGCGATTCTTCTGGCGTAATGAAAGCAGTTAAAGCAGCAAGAGATGCAGTAAAAGGGTTTGACAACACTCAAGCAGATGCTGAACTTGACGCAGATATTTCTGATGTTAGAGAAAAAGTCGCACAGGCTAAGTCGTTGGTTGAAAAATTCGATGCTTATCGTGGTGATGCAGAGTTAGACGCTGATATATCTAAAGCCACTACAAACATTAAGAAAGTACAGAAATATTTAGATATGTACGAGAATTCTGATGCAGAAGCAGATGCAGACGTAAATATTAGAAAAGCTATTACACATATTTCTGAGTTACAACATAACCTAGATGGTATCGACGGTAGCAAGTATTCAGCTGTTTTAGATGCAGACGCAACTAGAGCAAGAGAACATATCAAAATGGCTAAGAAACAACTTAATGATTTCGCTCATCAAAAAGCTAAAGCTAATCTTGAAGTTGATAGCGCAGGAGCTATTGCACAGATAAAAGCGTTCAAAGCTATGCTACGTTCTATTCCTAACCGACATCGTACTCGGCTTGATGTAGATGGAAATCCAGCAATAGCTTTCTTTAAACAATTACACAAAGGTTTAGAAGATTACAGTAATTCATTAGATAGTTTAGCAAACGATATTAGATCATTTGGAACAGTTTTCAGTAATATGATTAAAGGCTCGTTACTTGCTAATATTTCGTTACTTGTTCCAGCAATAGCAAGTGTAGTGCCTGCATTAATGGCAGTATTGAACGCATTAGGCGTAGTTGCTGGTGGTGCGTTAGGTGTAGCTGGTGCGTTTGGAGTAGCTGGTGCAGGTGCCATGGCATTTGGCGCTATGGGAATCAGTGCTTTAAAAATGTTATCTGATGGTACATTAGAAGCAACTAGAGAAACTGAACGTTACGAAGCTTCATTAGAAAGTTTAAAAGGTGCATGGGCAGACCTTATCAAACAGAATCAAGCGCAAATCTTTAATACATTAGCAAATAGTATTGATACTGCTAAAGTTGCGTTAGCTGGACTTACACCATTCATCAATGGCGTATCTAAAGGAATGGAACAAGCTAGTGCTAAGATGCTTGATTGGGCTAAAAACTCACAAGTAGCACAAAAGTTCTTTGAGATGATGGGAACGACTGGTGTAAGAATATTTAACAACATGTTAGATGCTGCTGGCTCATTTGGTAGTGGCTTAGTTAGTGTACTTACACAAATTGCTCCATTAGCTGAGTGGGTATCGCAAGGCTTTAAGAAAATGGGACAAGCATTTAATGAGTGGGCGCAGTCAGTTGAAGGACAAAACGCAATTAAGTCATTCATTGAATATACCAAACAAAATTTACCATTGATAGGTCAGATATTCGGTTCAACATTTAAAGGTATATTCAACTTAATGAAAGCATTCGCACCTAACACTCATCTTGTGTTACAAGGTTTAGCAGATATGGCTAAGCAATTCGAACAATGGAGTGCGACAATTGCCGAAAGTGATGGATTTAAGAAATTTATAGAATACGTTCAAGAGAACGGACCTAAACTTATCCAATTATTAGGTAACATCATCAACATTCTTATTAATGTCGGTGTAGCTATGGCTCCGTTAGCATCAGTAGTTTTAGATGTGGCGTTAGCTATTACTGAATTTATAGGCAAGCTAACAGAAGCTAATCCTATTATTGGAATGATCATAGGAATTATAGCAACGTTAGCTGGGATGTTAATGGCATTAGCACCAGCGTTTATATTTGTAAACCAAGTAATAATTCCTCTTATTTCAACATTTGGTGGTTTAAGTGGAATAGTTAGTATCGTTATGGGTGTTATAGAAGGTTTAGGCGGTGTACTTGCAGCGTTATCTGGTCCAGTAGGCATAGTAATTGCGATAGTCGGTGCTTTAATTGGCGTGCTTGTATGGTTATGGAACACGAATGAAAGTGTAAGAGAAGCACTCACAAATGCGTGGGACGTAATTTCTAGCACGATAGGTGGAGCTATTCAGTCTGTGATTGACTGGTTTATGCAGTTATATGACAATATCATGCAAACCATTCAACCGTTAATGCCGATTTTTCAACAATTTGGAGATATGATCAATCAAATTCTAGGCGTTGTAGTTGTACAAGCGATTAATTTCTTAGTTGCAGCTTTTCAAAGTTTATGGAACGCAGTTTCAGTAATTTTTACTGCGATAGGTGCGATTGTATCATCTGTAATTCAATTAATAGTTGGCTTATTCACTGCTTTTATTCAATTAATTACTGGTGATTTCACTGGTGCGTTACAGACTTTACAAACTACTTTTTGGAATGTACTTAACACTATTTGGACTGCGGTTCAGTCGATTTTCACTCAAATTTCTCAATTTATATTCGCAAGTCTAAATTCGATACTCGGCACAAGTATTTCAAGTTGGTCTCAGATTTTCTCATCTACTTACCAATTTTTAAGTCAAATTTGGTCAAGCGTAACACAATGGTTTGGTCAAGTAGCACAAACAATAGCTTCAAAAATGGCTCAAGCGCTTGGATATATCATTTCAAATGGTAGCCAATGGGTTTCTTCTATTGCCAGCACGCTTGCTAGTTTTGTTTCATCTGTCATTAGTGGTTTTGTCAGAGTGGTATCAAGTGTTGCACAATATATGGCTCAAGCGCTAAGTAGAGTGATTTCTGGTGGAGCGCAATGGGTATCAGGAATTGTCAGTGCCATGTCTAATTTCGTTTCTAGCGTGATTAGTGGTTTTGTTAATGCTGTTTCACAAGTCCAATCCGGAATGCAACGTGCTTATAGCACAATCGTTGGTTTTGTCGGCCAATTTGCTAGTGCCGGAATGGATTTAATGCGTGGTTTAGTTCAAGGTATCATGAATGGAATGTCATGGGTAGTCAATGCAGCACGAAACGTAGCCAAAAGCGCAGTCAACGCAGCTAAAAGTGCCTTAGGTATTCATTCACCATCAAGAGTGTTTAAAGAAATCGGTGGATATACAATGCAAGGTTTCGGAATTGGTATTGATAAAGAAGGTCGTAGCGTTGTATCTGGTATGGGTAGCATGGCTAATAGTATTACAGAAGCATTTAACAGCAATTTAGCAGTACCAGACATAACTTCTAATATGAAGAAAGTTAATGCTAATATGAACGCTCAAGTCCAACATACACATACTGTTCAAACAAACCCTTCACAACGTGTTGTTCGTATTGAAATGGATGTTAACAACGAAGCATTAGCAACAATTGTGAATGGTCAAACTGCAAATGATGATACGGTATTTTCATTCTAAGGAGGTCGTTCAATGGATATAGAGATTAAGAAAAAAGACGGACAGCGTCATACTTTGAACGACTTCGGTTTCAAAGTGACAAATGTGACCGTTGAAAGTATTGAAAAAGATACGAATTACGAGAAAAAAGAAAATACAAGTGGTCGTATTCTTTTAAGTAGTCAGTATCGTAAACGAATTATTACAGTTGATTGCTATGTAGTTTCTACTAAGCTAAACGATAACTCACGTTTACGAGATGAGTTTTACTCGCTAACTAATAGTAACGAACCTATTTATATTAGAGAGTTAAGACGGACAGTTCCACTTAACTATCGTTTCGTACAACCTACTGAAGATGACTATCAAGAGATAGATGAATATAACGTTCTTGTATTTAATCACGAGCCATTTAACGACAATCATTATGTGAATGGTAGACAATATCAAGTTATGTGTTCAGATGTAATTGTACCCGAAGAAAATGGTCGTAAGATTAATTTCTCAATCAAATTTGAAACAGTAGAACTACCGTTTGCTGAAAGTATCGGAACATCATTGGAATTAGAGAAACGACCTGATAGAGAATTATGGTCCAATGATATGCTAATTCCTTTTGATGAAGAAGATGCACGTCGTAGGTATTCATTTACTAATATATATAACAATTCAGTGTACTATCATGGGAATGTACCTAATGATCAATTCAATTTATTTAAAAAAGTAACAGTTGTATTAGGGAAAAATGTTAAAGCAACGGAAATTTTCAAATTCACGCTAGGTAATAGTGATGTTATGACAATTGAAGGTGCTAACTTAAAAAAAGGCGACAAGATTGTCTATGACGGTGTACAGACGTTTAGAAATGGTATTCCTATTAACGACTTAGCGTCTAATGCACAACCGAAGTTTTATCCTGGCTGGAATAATTTCGAATTCAATCAGCAAGTTAAATCAGTAACATTTGACTTGAAATTTTATTACTTGTGAGGTGTAGACATGCCAATATTAGTTACTCCGATACGTGGGCGTAGTATTCCATTGTACGTGTCTACTACCGAAACATCTAAACTTGGTTCTGATATAGTCTTACAATTTGAAATTGTTGAAGATGAGTTTAATTATCAAATTGTCAGAGGTTTACAAAAAAGATGGACTATATCAAGAGTACAAGGTCCGAAAGATAAAAGAGAATACGTAGTATTTATTATCGACAGACAGACACATGGTAAGAAACAACTTGTGTCTGTTTCTTGTCGTTATAAACCATTAGATATCATTAAACACACTCGTATTTACGACACAATAGATGGTAGTTTTACTGCTAATAATTTTCTTAAACGGATTTTTGATGGTACTGGATTGAAGTACAAAATAGATGGCTCTCTTGGTTCATCTCAATTTGAAAATGCTGGTGAAGGTGAAAGTTTAGAAGATTTAATCAAGAAGTTTTGCAGTCACTTCGATGTAGAATTCGATATTGAATTTGATAACAAGAAAGAGACATATACTTTTGTGTTCACACCATTCTTAAATAAAAATGCTAGCTATCACATAGATGATGAAATCAACGCCAATAATATGAAAGTTGAAGAAGATAGTAGTGAGTTATACACATACGCTGTTGGTTACGGTGATTACGATGAAGAAGGTGGTAGTACCGCAGCAGGATTTGTTATGAAGTTTGAGCATCCTAGTATCAAAGACTATGGTCGTTATGATGCACCACCGATTAAAGATGGTCGTATCAAAGATGAAGAAGTAATGCATCAAAAACTTCAATCATTAATCGAAAGTTCAGTTAAAACATCAATCAGTTTAGACTTCATCGCTTTGAACGAACATTATCCAAACGCTGTTCCTAAAGTAGCTGATATCGTTAAGATTAATCATTCTATTTTAGGTATTAATGAATTTGTTCGTATTGTTGATGTAAAAACAGTAAGGGATAAAGATAATATTATCGTTAAACAAGATGTGACGTTAGGTGATTTCAAACGTGTAGATAGATATAAAAAACGTGTAAGTGAAGCAGCGGCGGCAGTCGGGAAATTAGGTGGTCAAAATAGCTTTGTCCACACATATAAAGTAACCACTGCAAAAACAAATGCAGCGATTAAAACTACACAACGCCAACAAGAAGATAGTGCTACTAAAGATATAAAAGCGACTAAAGAAGATGGCACAGTCGTTAATTTAAGTAGCGCTGATATTGTCATTGATGCCAATGGCAACTTGAAACTAAAGTAGGAGGTTTGAAATGAGAAAAACGATATATACCGACTTAGATGCAATATTTGGCGCTCGTTTTGTTAGAGAAAATGAGTTAAATTTTATTGCTACAAGAGATATGTTGACAAATATCGAAAAGTTATTAGATAAGCATAGTCGAAACGAAACAAAAGCACATACTGCTGAACAAATTAAGTACACACTTCCTACTGGTCCTAGTACTACAGTTGATAAAGAGCTTCGTTATCAAAATGAACGCGTTAAAAACTTAGTATTAGGTAATTTAGGAAATGGCCAACAAGAAGTGCGTGACAGTCGTGTTTCTATGGACGGTCAAAGCCACTCATTATTATCTGAACGTTTAAAACATGATTTTTCATACATTGAAGAAGAAACAGATAAGTTGATGAATGTTACTGATGATCCTGCATATTTATTTAATCCACCTTACATGAAAAGTGCTGAACGTGGTGTAAATGAAACGCCATTAAGTAATGATCCAACTGAAAATTTAAAAGCATTCTACGACGTGTTTGTCGATAATAAATACTGTTTCAAAAAATACATTGGTAAAGATCAATCAAACACATACAACGTATATAGTTATACATTTGAACCGGAACATTACAGTAAAACAGTATTAGTCACTTGTTGTATTCATGGTAATGAGTATAGTGCGTTTTATGCTATGAGTCGTTTCATGAACTTAGTTGTAAACGAGTGGGAAAAATACCCACAACTCGCTTATTTACGTAAAAACGTGCGTATTGTCATGGTTCCTATCGTAAATCCATGGGGCTTTGCTAATCAAGAACGTGAAAATGTAAATAATGTCGATTTAAACCGTAACTTTGACTACTACTGGGAAAATGGCAGTGGTAAAAGTCCTAGTGGTAAGAATTATAAAGGCTCTAAAGTATTTAGTGAACGTGAAAGTAGAAATATGAAAACACTTGTTGAAAGTTTAGACGAAATTACAGCACATATGGACTGTCACAACATTGTCTCTCAAGTTAGTGACTATTGCTTATTCTACCCTAGATTTGCTAATCAACCTAATAACGAAATGACACAACTTTTAATGGAATTATCAAATTATGGTGATTACGTCACTTGGGGTTCAAGTACATTAGCGTCATTCTCAAATTGGGTTGGTATCACGAAAGGCATTACATCATTCTTACCAGAAGTATATGAAGGTCGTGCTGGTAAACCTAGAGGCGCAGAAGAAATGTGGCGTAGCGTATATTACTTAGGAAATATTCTTTTAAGATTGTCGAGCTTATATAATGGTCAAAACGGAAGAACAGCAAACGAACCTATTGTTAAATCATTTGTATATAGTAGTCGTTATAATAATTCTGGCGTTAAACCATTCTCACTTATCGCCAAAGATGGATATCAACGTATGTTGATGACACAACAACGGTTTAAAGTCACTGCCAATGGTTTTGTTGAATTAAATGGATCAATCACAGTTCAGTTATCTAAAGATACAGTATTCGGGGTTAATCCGGGAATTGCACAAAACTACAATCCATTTAGTGGTAATGGCAAAACAAGAAGACGTCAATTATTTAAAATTGAACACAAATTACCGGCTGGCATTCATACTATTCCGTTACATGCAGTGGCACCTGTTCAATTTTCTACAACAACACCTGATAATGTTAAACGGACAAATGAAGTTATGGCAGTTGTAGATGTAATGAGAAAAGAAGGATATGCAAAAGTATTGAATATGGTACTTAATGTTAAGTTCACACCTAGTCATTCTCATAATGCTGTTCAAATGTTTACTTCAACAGGATATGGCAACCAAAAAGAGCAAACATTCAAACAAATCTATCCAAATAAACCAGCACCGTTTGATGTTCGTAATAAGATTATTACTAAAAAATAAGGAGGTTTTTAAATGGATGGTTTAAAAAAAGAAGCGAAAATCACAGTTGTTGATGAGCCACGTTTGAAGCCTATTACTGACGAGAATATCGCTTTTTATAACATGGATATCAATACAGCAGTTTTAACGTTTCAAGTAAGAAAACAAGATTATCCATTAGAAATCAGTAAAGTAAATACTGATATTTATGCTTACTTTGTATCTGATAATGGATCGTCAACTGGACGTGTTCAAGTTGATTATGTTAATCCAATGCAAGGTATCATTCAACTTACTTTAGATAACGACTTTTTAAAAGCTGCAACAGACACTTATGTCACAGGTCAAATCTACATCAAAGCTGTTGGTCGTAAAGACACGGTTGTATTAAATGAATTCCGTTTCTATGTCAAAGATGCGTTAATTAATCAAATTGATGCCGGTATCAAAATTAGTTATATTCGTGAAATTGACGATTTAATTGATAACTTCAAAGAAAAAATCGAAAGTGTTTCACAAAATTTTAGCGATATCGAAACAGCTCAAGCTGATTTTACTGCGTTTGTAAATGCACAGAAAAATACTTTCATTAAACAAGTTAATGATATGAAGAATGAGATGAATGCATTTGCCAACAATACACAAAAAGACCTTATAGACCGACTAAACTCAATTGACGACAAAATGTTGCAAACGCTTAGTGAATTGGAAAATGGTACAGAAAATTTTGTTACTGAAGATGAATTAAAAACGTTACTTGCAAATTATCCAACTAACGAACAACTGACTACACAATTAGATAGTAAAGCAAATGTAGGAGATGTTACCGGAAATCAATCAGCTGAATTACCTGATTTCGACACAATAATCAAAGAAAAAGTAGATGAAGCGCTTAGTAATGCACAATTACAACGTTTCACATTTACTGATGACAACGGATATATTCCTAGAATTGATAACCCTGACCTCTATACTATGAGTGGTATTGATACGTCAGGTTTTTATTATGCATACAATCCAGTTAATTCACCCGATCCAAATAATCAAAGCGGTTATTTACTTGTTATGGCAAGAAGTAGTAGTTATAAGAAAGTGTTATTCTTCCCATTCAATCGTCATGTATTTTATTCACGCAATAAGATGGGCAATACAGCAGGTTGGGGAATTTGGTACGATGCAACAAATAATATAAACGTAGGTGAAATGATTGCAGATGTTACTGAAACTTAATAGAAAGAAGGTGCAATATTTTGAAAAAGAATACAATACTTTATTCACTAGCTGTGGTATTGCTTAGTGGAATAGGTTTACTAGAATTTGAACGTGGATTCTTTTGGGCAAAAGAACAAAACGATATTCTTGATGATAGTGATTTTTACTTAGCGCTTCATCACATCATGCCAATTTGGGTATGGGGCGTTTTAGGAATGATTTGTAGTATTTTTATCATTATCGCACCGTTTTTCTTACCAAAACAAAAATTAAATCATATCTTTGACTATCTCATATTAATAGGAGGTTGCGGAAATGCAATCTTCTATTTTTTTATGACATCAGCAAGTGTCTACAATGCGATTAATTGGTTATCACCTTTGCAGTTCGCCACGATAACCATGATAAACGTGGGACTTGCATTCTTCGGAGGTGCTGAGATTGTCAGAAGAAAATGATTACGTTAAACGCCACGAATTCGAAAGAAGTAACGGTAAAATTTACGAACGGATCAATCAGACTGACAAGCAAATTATCGCTTTAAACGGTAAGATTGATACTCAAAACGCAATACAAGAAAAAAACTATCAATCACAGGAACGTTCTGAAAAACACTTAGAAAAAATAAGTGGAGAAATAACTAGTTTTAAAGACGGTTTCAACGAAGTTAAAAATCAAGTAGATAAACATTCAGATGAATTAGACAAGATTAATGCAACGGTAAGTGATAAACAAAAATGGAATGTTGGGATAGCAACAGCAATTATTAGTGGAATATTTGCTTTACTCGGAACAGCCATGCAACTTGCACCGTTGATTTTCAAATAAGTCGATACGTTTATGTATCGGCTTTTTATTATACAAAAAGGAAGGTGGATAAATGGCAATTTTACCTTCATCAGGCAAACCGACAGCCAAACAGGTAGTAGCATGGGCTAAATGGTTAGCTGATAACAAATTAGGCGTTGATGTCGATGGTAGATTAGGTTACCAGTGTTAAATCTAGCACCCTTAACGAGTAATCGTTATTGCAAACTCCTCTAATTCATGGAAAGCCTAAACAAGTAGAGTTGTAGGTAATCATGAGCGAAGTCCGAAAGGAAACGTGCAACGACTAGCTGGAAAGCGTACACTCAAGCGAGTGGAAACGGGGAGCAACCTAATAGGTTGATGATATAGTCTGAACATTCATAGAAATATGAAGAAGGTAACAAGTAGCGAATGTTATCGTAACAAATTTGTGGGACGTACCTAACTATATATTTGATAGATATTGGGGATTTAGAACATATGGAAATGCTGATGCAATGGCACGACGTGACCAATATCCAAATAGCACATGGAAGATATATGCGAATACACCTAGTTTTGTGCCGAAACCGGGTGACGTTGTGTGTTGGACGTATGGCGCATACGGGCATACAGCGATTGTAGTTGGTCCTAGTGATACTAACACATTTACTTCCGTTAATTATTAAGCGGCTTTATTCAGAAATGAATATCGAATAACCTCTCTAATTCATGGGAACTCCTAACGTAAAGACGAGGACAATCATGAGCGAAGCCTAGCAATAGGAACGTGCAACGACTATCGAAAATACACTAGACACTCAATTAATTGGTTGTCTTTTTTAGTGGAAATGAGTAGAGTACATTCAAGTGAATGGAAATGGGAGGCAACTTATTAGGTTGATGATATAGTCTAGTCGTCTATGGAAACATAGAGCAGTTCATAAGAGAACGGGCAATGATTAACGACCATTGTCGAATGAAAACGAGATCAGAACTGGTATGGGGCTAACAACTGGTACGGTAGTAAAGCTGCATATGTTAAACATAGTTACAGTGGTATGGGTGGTAATCTTTATTTCATCAGACCACCTTATAAGGAAGAACCTAAAACCGAAACGCCACCTAAAGATACAACACCTAGTAAAGATAAAGGCGATACTTCTTCAGACAAACCGACATCAGAAACTAAAAAAGAGCCACTTAAAGAACAAAAAGTTATTACAGTAACTGCAGAAGATGATGAGAAAGTTGATTATCCTAGATTTATACCACATAGAATTGCTAACGGAGAAGTAAGAGGTCACAAACCTAAAGGGTTAGCAGTCAAGAACGCTGGAACAATGTGTTCAGTACAACAGATGTATTATGACAGAAACAAATATATTTCTAATTCTGAATATCCGCATTTCTACATTGACCGTCACCATATTTGGCAACCACGATATACAGATGTCAAAGTGCCTAGTGAACCTGACTACATCGTAATTGAAGTATGTGGAGATTACAGCGACACCAAAACAGATTTCTTACTTAATGAACTACATGCAATTATATTTGGTGTTGGCCAACTAAAAGGGTATAACATTCCACTTAAACGATCATCTTTGAAAGTATCTGACGATTTATGGCGTACCGTTATGGAACACGGTAACTTTGATCCTTTAATTGACGGAAAACCTTCTTCAAAGGTACTTGATAAAGTAGAACAATCTTTGCTCAATTTATATACAAATAAAGATAAACTACTTAAAAATATAAAAAGTGGTAAGACAACTAAGATTGATATTAAAGTTGATAAGAAACAGAAATCATCAAGTTCTACTTCTTCAAGTAGTACAGCCAAACCATCAACTTCTAAGTCTACATCAACAACAACTAAAGTTTCTAGTAAACCTAAAGTTATTGTCGTTTATAGTAATTACACATTTAATCAAGCAGTTAATATTCAAATGACAAAATGGCCACAAATCAACTATGGTTCTGGTTGGTACAATGCTAGTCGTTCAGACACATTAAAAGCAATGAATAGTTTAGAAATTTGGAAAAGTTCAAGTCAAAAATATCAAATGCTTAATCTAGGTAAGTATCAAGGTATTTCAGTTTCAAAACTTAACTCTATTCTTAAAGGTAAAGGAACACTATCAGGCCAAGGGAAAGCTGTGTCTGAGGGTTGTAAAAAATATAATGTAAATGAAATTTACTTAATTTCACACGCATTCTTAGAAAGTGGCTATGGTCGTTCTAACTTTGCTAGTGGCGTATATGGTGCGTATAACTACTTCGGTATTGGTGCTTATGATAATAACCCTAACTATGCTATGACATTTGCTAAAAATGAAGGTTGGACCACTCCTGCTAAAGCTATTATTGGTGGTGCGAAATTTGTTAGACAAGGTTATATCGATAAAGGTCAACAAACGTTATACAGAATGCGTTGGAACCCACAAAGTCCCGGCAATCATCAATATGCTACTGATGTACGTTGGGCGCAACATCAAGCAAATACAATTAAAAGTTTATATGATGAAATCGGTCTAAAAGGTGAACACTTTATACGTGACCGATACAAACAAACGTAGGACTACATGCTGACAGTGTGTGGTCCTAAATTTATGTAAAAGAGGTGCTTAAATGGAGACGTTTAAACAAGGTGAAGTAACAGCTCGTATAGATGAGCGTGGTATTGATTTAGGTAATATTAACGTTAATCTCTACACAATGGATAACTCTACTTCTGTATTAGATATTCATATTAAAAAACGTAATATCTTTAGCGAAGAAAAAGAATTTATTCCAGTAAATCTAAATCAAACGACATTCAAACCAGTATTGCATCTAATTGCTGAAGATGGCTCTATTTTTACTAATGAGGAATTAGAAGTAGTGAAAGCAGAAGAAGGTCATGTGCGTTACAACGTATCTGACTATGTAACAAAGCACGTAGGACGTGTACAAGCAAAATTATTCTTAATTGATAGTAGCAATTCGACTGATGATAGTTCACATGTGGCAGATTTCTATTTCAAAGTAAACGATAGTGGTATCACAAAAGCAATCGGTAAAGAAGTTCATGTTGATATGTTAGATGATATCGTTGAACGAATTATGTTAAAAGACATTGAACGTTTCAGAGGTCCTAAAGGTGACAAAGGTGATACTGGTCCACAAGGTCCAAAAGGTGAGAAGGGTGCAGATGGAATTAATGGTGAAATGGGTCCAGCAGGTCCAACAGGTCCTATGGGACCTAAAGGGGATACTGGAGAAAAAGGTCTACAAGGCGAACAAGGACCTCCAGGTCCACCAGGAGAAACACCTACTTTACCCGATTTTACAAATTGGCAAAAACATAAATTAACTAATGATAGTGGTAATCAAATAACTAATTTTTATGATGGTAATCCAATGACTAATGATAATCTTTTATCTGCAAAATCGGGATTTTATTTTAACCTAAAAGCTCAAGATTCTCCTAGTGGAGCTACGGGATATGTTTTTATACAAAAGAACGAAGGAAATGGTAGAAAAATATATTATTCTTCGTATAATCGTAACGATTTATATATTAAAACTTATTCAGAATCAATTGGTTGGATAGAATGGAAAAACTTGAGTAACGACTATATTGACACTGGGTGGCTTCCTCTTCCATTAATTAATGGAACAAAACAAGCTGGGTCGGACAACCAACCCAAATATAGACTTGTTACTATAAATGATACTAGCATGTTATTTATTAACGGAGCAGTTAGTAATATCAGTTCAAAAACGATGGTGTTTGCAAAGTTACCAACGAACATTTCACAAAAAATAAGTGGGTATACACAATACACAAAAGCAAGTATAAACTCATATATTAATACGATGACCATTTATAATATAACTTTAAATTCAAATGGAGAGCTAAAAATAACCTTAGAACCCAATAGCACAGCAGATTCTAACAGTGTTTATTCTATCGAAGGAACAATAACATAATAGGAGAGTGGAGGATATGAAAACAAAACAAATTTATTTTTATGATGGAACGTCATTTCTAGTCATGGAGAATAAAGATGGAGAATTAGAATATCCAGAGGGACAATGGACTGACATTGCTCCACCAGAAGGGATATGTTCTCCGTTTCATTTTGATGGCAAAAAATGGATAGGAACATCATATGAAGAGTGGTTAGAACAACAGCCTAAAAATGAAGCAGAAGAAACACCTGATGAGAAAGATGTTCTAATAGCAGATTTAACATTACAATTAATGGAAACGCAAAATACAGTAGTAAATTTACAGAATGATATGGCGAATTTAACATTACAAGTTTTGGAGAGTGATATTAATGCGTAACATAGGTATTAGATATTATAAAATGGGCTTATATAACGAAGAACAGTTTGCTTTATTTGTAAAACGAGGTTTTGTTACAGAAGAAGAATTTAAAGAATTAACTGGGCAAGAGTACCAAGACGTAGTTAAAGAATAACCACAAGCTGACCTTTTTAGGTCGGCTTTTTATTTTGAATAAGGAGTGGGAAGATGAAGAATTTTTTAGGTATTAACTGGCAAATCAGAATGACACATTCAGTAGGTATTATCCAACTCATTGCAAGTGCAATCTTGCCTGTACTCGTCTATCTAGGTATCGACTGGCAAGCACTAACTTCGTGGCATGCAGTCGGTCATGCAATCATGCAAGTAATTTCTAACCCAGTCGCAATTGGCACAATTTTAGTGAATATGTATTTCTCAGTCATTGACGGTACAAGCACAGGTTTTACAGATAGTCCGCAAGCAAGAGCATATCATAGACCGAATAACGATTAGGAGTGAATGTAGATGACAGAATATTGGAATGGCGTACCCGTTAGATATGATTTATTACCAATAGGCACAAGACGAAACGGGGAACGATTACACACTAAAGATGGCAAACCTAAATTTGCAGTAATACATGACACAGGTAACGTGAATTCGACTGCTCAACAGAATGTGAACTATTATAGAAACACTTACAATGTTCCTTGGTCACAAGTAGCAAGCGCACATATTTTCGTGGATGATAAAGAGGCAATAATTTGCATTCCAGTAACAGAGTGTGCATGGCATGTTATGTTAAATACTACTATTGATAACGCATGGTATGGTGCAGATGCAGATTATGCAGCGTTTGGTGTAGAAGGTTGCTACTTTACTGATAAGAAACGTTCTCTCAAGTCGTTAGAGAATACAGCTAAAGTTATGGCATATTTAACTAAGTTTTGGAAAATCAACTATAAGAATGAAATGCCGGGACATCAAGATATACAATCGGATAAACAAGATCCGGGCAACTTACTTGCAGCATGTGGTTTAGGTCGAGATACACATAACTTTGATTTATACGTTGCTAAGTACATGAATGAAACGAAAGTACCAGTAATTAAAGGTAAGAAAGCTGGCAATAATGCTAAGAAAGTAACGAACACTAAATCAAGACCTAAAACTAAATCATATCAAGACGCCATCAACTATATGTATAGCTTGAAAGGTAAGTATGTAGACTTTGATGGTATGTATGGCGAGCAATGTATGGACTTAGCTGTTCAATACGTTTACCACATTACAGATGGCACAATTAGAATGTGGGGTAATGCGAAAGACAGTATCTTAAACGTATTCCCTAAAGGTTGGCAAATCGTTAAGAATACACCTAGCTATATCCCTCCAGTTGGTGCAATAGGCGTATGTACGACTGGAATATATCAAGAATATGGCCACATCTACTTAGTGTGGGATAATAGTGGTGGTACAAATACACAGACTGTTTTAGAACAAAACTTTGATGGTAATCATAACACACCTGCTAAATTACGTGTAGATAACTTCTATGGCACAACTCACTACATCGTACCGTCATTTATCAATGAAACTTACGATGTTAAGAAGATTACTAAAGTTAATATTCAGAAACCACAAGCACCAGTCATCAAAGAAAAGTTACCTAAAAACTTAACATGGTCTAAAGAGCCATACTTCAAAGCTAAAGCTGGTGAGAATGGTGTAACTATTCGTGAAGATGTTAAGAATGGTTATATGAAGAAAACTAAGCTATTCTACAAAGCGAATTTCAGTCCGTTCTATGTATATGAAGTTCGAGAAGGTTGGGCTAGAGTATATTCAGAAACTGCAAATTACTGGGTAAGACGGGAAGATCTAATCATCACAGAAAAACTTACGCCTGCTGGTGGTAAAACGAAAGCAGTTGAAACAGTCAAAGCTAAAGGGCAAACGCAACAACAACAAAAGATTGCTAAGAAATCAAAACCTAAAGTAGCAGTAGGACAAATTCCACCAGAAAAATTAACGTGGAGTAGAAAACGTTACTTCAAAGCAAAAGCAGACGCATTAGGCGCAACGATTTGCGAGCGTCATGGTGGCAAAGGTAACTACTCATGGAATAAGACGAATATCACCTACCCACAAGGTCAAACTTTCTATGTATATGAAATCTTAGATGGTTGGGCTAGGGTACACGGAGAAAGTGATAATTACTGGGTATGGCATGAGCGTTTAAGAATAACAAAAGTGTATTAATATGCTATAATCAACTTGGGACAATATCCTATACGTTTACAAATTTCATTATGCTTTATGGAGGGACAAGTTTAGTGCTTGTCCCTCTTTTTTTATGTTATAATAAAGATACCCAGTTTATGATGATTAGAATATCAGATTTAAACTTAAATGAGTGTAAATCGTTCAAACCACGTTCTTATGAGCGTGGTGTTTTTTTGTTCGTATTATGTTCTGTCTATTCTTTTTTAAATAAGTTGTTTATTATATATTTAATTATGTT